ATTCTATTACATTGTTCCAAAAGTTCCTTAAATAAGGATTGTGTGGTGTTTGATGGTATATTCCCTGTCAAGTTGGATTACGGATTGTTCAAGGAGATTCACAACAAATTTGTTCAAAGAAAAATTGGGAAATAGTTTGGCGGTTACATTTGTTTGATGTATCTTTGAAGTATGGAAATTGTAAACAAAACAACAGATTTTAGAAATTGGGATGTATTCTTGGTTAAAGGTGATGAAGACACTATCACACATCATTTCAACAATCAATATCCTGAAAATGGTCTATCAGTATTGGAACACTTGAATAATCGTGGAACATTTGAGGTAACTATTTTACCAAAAGAAAGTTAAAAATAATTTTTGTATAACCAGAAAAAAAGCATAACTTTGTATCACTATGAAAAACACACAAATTAAATCTAAAAGAGCGGGTGAGTTAATTTCAACCTATGATGGTTATTATTGTTTATCCACTTACTTTGTGGAAATGAACGGAAAGTTTGATGAAATCACTATTAATACAAATGATTTTGTATGTAAATCCCACTTTGTAAAATGGAGTGATGATGAGTTTAACCTTATAGTGAAAAATGTTGTTCCAAAGTTTAAGAGATTTACAACAAACGATAAAAAGTTTTGGAACCATTTGGCAGATTAAGAAAAAAAGCATAACTTTGTATCACACTAAACAACTATAAAAACCACGACTATGAAAAACAAACAATCAAAAGAAATCAAAAAAATTGAAAAGGCTGTAAATGATTACATTATCAAACACGGCGGTAATTGTATCATCAATTTTTCAATATCAGCATTCAACGAAGATGGTGATGTGATTGACGACCAACTTTGGTTATGGGGTGATAAGGAAATCCTTATGATTGATAATGAATGTATGTTGGGTGAAATTAAAAAATTAGATAAATAAATTTTGTAGATTAAGAAAAATAGCATAACTTTGTATCACTATGAAAAACATGACAAACTTAAAAGAACTAAAAGCATTCATCAAAACTGAAGAAGCGTTTCAAGGTGAATTTACATTCAAAGGATTTAGTATTTGGTGGAACGAATACGATGTAACAAATCCCGCTCAAGGAACAGATGATGGATACTTTAGATGTGACCCTTGTAATGACAAACAATACAATGATTTCCACAAATTAGAAGAAAAAATGTTTGGTGGATTTGAATGGGTATTATCATAATAAATTTTGTAATGTAAGAAAAATAGCATAACTTTGTAAGACTATGAAAAAAACAGATATTATAGGACTATTAGAAATGTTCGGTGTTTTTCACCTTGATTTTGACACATACATTTATGTTCGTAGTGAAAAGGAAGATGATGATGCTATGTGGTGTATTCAGTTTAAGGACAATATTGGATACAACCAAGACACAGGAGAGATTGTTGATTACAAATTATTTTCAACAATACAATCACATAATTTAGTAAATTAAAAACAAACCAGTAACTTTGTATCACTATGAAAAACTACACTATTGAACTGACTGAACCACAAATTAAAATGTTGGCATCTATGTATCATGATTTTAACTTTGGGGACTTTATTGAAAAGAACCCTGAAATTGAAGAAGAAGAAAGTGTTGGGTGGTATAGTGATGAATTGGATACACTATTCAACGACATCTGTGATTGGAACGAAGAACTTAAAAAAACACAAAATAATTTTGTAATGTAAGAAAAATAGCATAACTTTGTATCACACTAAACAACTATAAAAACTACGACTATGAAAACCATGTATGTAAAATTCAAAGAACCAAAAGTAAAACAACTAAAAGAAACCATTGAAAATGGTAAGGTTGTTAAATTGTTCGTCCAACTTGATTGGTATGGTATGGGTATTGGAAACCACACAATCTACAAAAAAGATGGCATGTTTGTTTGGACAGACAGACAATCTCCAATCCCTGTAAGAAAGTTCCCATCAATTGAATCTTTGATGTGGGAGTATGAATTACCAAAGTCGTTGAAGTCAAATATTGAAAAATTGTAAAAATATGGATTATAGAAAACTTAACCCCAAAACCAATTACACCCTTGTGGATATGACTTTATACCTACAAGATGTAAAAGTCCTTTACAACGCATGTGTGGACATCACAGCCCAATATCCTGAAATGATTGGATATCAAAAGATTATGGAAAAGTTGGTATTAGTTATTGACGAATTTGATAATAAAGAAACAATTTAATATATTTGTAATATGGGACAATCAAAAGAATTATACGGAATGACACTACCTGTGTCCATTGAAGAACACAAAGAGTTCACTGACTACAACAAATACTATCACAACGCATTGGAGGTTCAACTACCTTCCCGTGATGAAGATGAGGCTTATGAATATCAACAAGAAATGGATGAGTTGGACTTTAACGAAAGAATGAACGAATACTTTGAAAGGGGATATTAAGATGACACACGAACAATACAACCAATGGTGGGCTGATTACTACCAAGAGGTAGATGAAATAATGGTATTCTTATCCAATGTCGGTTGGGATGAAATTGGTTTTGCATTGTAATATTTATGGTTATGGATAAAAAGATAGAATACTTTACCCAAAAACTTAACCAATTAAGAGTTAAGGAAGCAACCTTTAACGCATCAGGTTATGGAACACCTGCTCATATAAAGAAAGAAATTAGATTAACGGAGATTGCGTTAAATCAACTTAAAAACTCCTCTAAATAAATTGTTTTCATATAATCACCCCTGACTTATGGTTGGGGGTTTTTATTCATACAATTATGAAACAGTATAAAGACACACCTTATTACATCACTGATGATGGTAAGGTTTTCCGCAATGATAGGGAGTTAAAAGGTGGTTTAACACCAAAAGGATATAAAAAAACAATAATGTCAATAAATGGTAAACAATACACTGTATCAACACATAAATTAGTTGCCGAATGTTATATACCAAATCCAAATAAATTACCTGAAATTAATCATATAGACGGTAATAAATTAAACAATATTGTATCTAATTTAGAATGGTGCACACATAAACAAAATTGTGAACATAGGGATAATATTCTAAATAAAAGAATTACAGGTGAAAAATGTGGTAAATCTATTTTAACCACAGAAGATGTTTTATATATTAGAGCAAATTATCAAACAAGACATGCAAAATATGGTTCAACACCACTTTCAAAAAAATTCAATGTTACAAATAGAACTATATTATCAATAGTTAAAAATGAAAGATGGAAACATCTTTAACCTTATGGAACTCCTGGTGAGTTATTGGCTCTTCCATACCATGAAGGATAAGAACTATCAGCACAAAGAGGTCCAAGAGCATTAAAGTTTCTATTCCAAGCATTCTTTGAATAGTAAAACCCTGTTCCTGGTAATGACATTGGTGCTTTAAACGCTGAATCAGTTTCAGGACTTAATTGTCCGTCATTTAAGTTTCCGCTAAAATACTGGGGGTACCATGAAGACCTAAACAACAAGTGTCTCCTCATCAAATTGTCTTGGAACTCTGCTTGGTTCTTTGCATTTGATTTAAGATACTGTAATGTCTTTAAATCAACAGGTTGTCCTTGTTCGCTTCTGTTCTGAACGAGGCCAATATTTATGAAACGCACCCACGCATTGTCTAATGCTAAATAATAACTCCAAGCAATTAAGGTTGGTTGAACATAGTTATCCAACAACGCCTTATATCTATAAAGTGATGGGTCTGTATTAACTGTATCATTATCAACAATTGTTAACAAATAGTCATAAAGATTTGTTCCAAGTGTTTCTTGAATTTGAATCGCTTGTGATTGTTGGATTGCAAATCTTAATTCTGAACTATCAACATTATCCGTAATTGGGGTATTGTCTTTTAACTTTTGTTCTGATATGAATAAAACATTTTTTGCCATTAGATGATGTTATTTTGGGTTATTGTTAAGTCAATTTCTTGACCTGGATATATCAATTCAAAAATAGGTTTTAACTCTCTATTCATGAACTTCTGCATTGGATAAATACTGGTTGATAAGAACAATTTGAAACCTGTTTCTAACTGTTCCGCTGATGAACTAAATCCTGTTCTTTGTGGTAAACCGATGATACTTGCATCAGGGATGTTGTGTCCACACAAGATTTGGTGTTGAACCAATTCAAATATTGATGAGAAATAACCATCTTCAACATTTGTTTGGATTTGGGTGATATCAGGTTTTTGTCCGTCTTCACCATAAGATATGATAACCCTGTTGGCATTATCTGCTCCCATATATCGGTCTTCAATCTTTCTTAAAATTGTATTCTGTTCGTATTCAGAATCAGGTGCTGGTTGATTGAAGTGAACCCACATACCCATACTACATCCATTGATGATATTTGCAAGGTTATAGACGGTAATTTCGTGGTTTAACTTGATATCATTGATACAAGCAAGATAAGATGGAACACCATAATATTGTGATTGAGGTCCATAACTACGGATATGAACAATTTGTCTATCTGTGTAGTTTGATGGGTCAAAATCACTAAACTCAATAATTGGGGTTCCTTTTCTGTAAGTAGCCCAATCACGACAATAAAGATACTTGGTTGCTGGTGCTGCCATTTCATCAGGTTTGTGAACTCTCATGTACTTACTTGGAATTACATAAAACCCTGCTAAACCTTCTTTTCTATCTTTTCTCCAAACAACCTCCAAGAATAAATTACCTGTGGTAATAAATTCAAAAAACATTTGTTTTGCAACATCATTAAGATATTGTTTTGAGTTAATCTTATAGTCATTTACATAACCAGAACCAACTGAATTATCAACACGAGCACGGATAGCAGAATTGTGAATTGGACTTGCATCCAACAACATGTATAATTCCTCACAGAATAAGTTATCCACACCCCATCTTACAAATGGTTCATTCTTGTTGATAACCTCCCTAAATGAGGTAATGGTATTTGTTCCAAAGTTTAGTTTTTCAATGTTAATCATAGGCTTAACATAGTATTCTCCTTCTATTAAGTGAACATTTGTTTGTCCTGTTGATGTTGCACCTGTTAAGAATGCTTCAGGTTGAGATGGGTCTATTGTAATACTAAACAAATCGTAACCAGGTGAATAACCAACACTTGGTGGTATTCTGTATGGCACGAGCCTCCAAACCTCTTGTGAGAGTTTGTGTTTGAAACTGAACAAATAACAAACATTACCTGTTAAGGATTTATTCCTTGAACAAGTTGCGTTTGCGTTGTTGTATCCTTCGTTTAGTATTATCATATTTTGTTATTTTATCTTATGAATAGTTATGTCTTCTATTTCCGTAAATCACACTACCGAATACTTCAAATACAAAGATGTCTGTAACATTATTACCAGGGTCTTTAAGTCCACCCTCAAATACAAATGTGTATCCTGAAGCAGTCCAAGTTGTTACATAGTTTCCATCAGTTTGAGTTTTAATCATAAATGATTGTCCATCTCTAACATTTGTAATGTTAATTGTATTTGTTCCTGTAATGTAGAATTGTGATTTACCACCATTTTCTAAATCACAAGTAAAGGTTGTTCCTGATGATATTGGTTGAACTCTTGTTGAAGGTGTCCTAAATGTGTGTAAGTTTTCTACATAAGTGGTTGCTGATGCTGTTGCTGTTCTACCACTATTAAATTACAACTACGAGATGAGTAAATACCACTACAATTTGTATTTGATACATTATTACCATATCCACCAACAATCATAGCACCCCCACCTCCGTTTATTACTGCTGCTGCTCCACCAACAATAGCAGAACCATAACTTGTATTACCCATTTGTGATTGTTGAGAACCAAAGATTGATGAGTTTTGAACATCACCGATAATTTGGTTTCCAAAACAACCAATAATCATACTATTTTGATAACCATAGTTTTGAACACTATTACTTTGTCCTCCAATAATACCACTGGCATTACCAGCACAATTATTCATAACATTTGATGCTCCACCAAAGATGAATCCACCACCATTTTGTCCAGGTCTATCCATTTGGTTATTATTACCAAAGATAAAAACATTACTACCTTTTCTTAAAAAGTTTTCATTACCAAAGACATAACAATTGTCTATTGCATCACCAGCATTACTATCAGTTCTTAAATAATGATTCGTTCCTAATAATGTTGAATTTGTTACATAATCATCAATTCTATTTAATGTTGCTGGCCACATAAAGTTATTACTTGTGTTATCACCAACTCTTTGTGGTATAGCGTCAAATGAATAAATTGATGACCTATTATTACCTGTTAAAATAAATGGACTATAGTTTTTAACTTTATATGTGGTTGTTTCACCACTGTTATTCCATATACTATATCCACCACTTGTATTACCTGTATATTCAGGTAAGTTTGAAACATATACACTCATTTTATTTTATATTTAATTTTTTATTTTATAGATTTATTTGTGGATAAACACCCATTGATGGTTTACTGAATATG